CGGATGATCGCGGCCGCGGCCGCCGGCGTGGACGCGTCCAGCAAGTGGGCGGCGTTCGAGGTGGTGGTTTTCGCACCGAGGCAGCTCGGCAAGACCGAAGTATTGCTCGCCCGCGTCCTGGCTGGCCTGTTCATGTTCGGTGAGGAGCTGGTCGTCTACAGCGCGCACCAGGCGCGGACGACGGCGCAGGTGTTCCGCCGGTTGAAGCGGGCGATCGAGTCGAGCCCGGAGCTGGGCGGCCGGATCGCCCGGGTAAGCAACCGGGCGGGCGCCGAGATGATCGAGCTGGAGTCAGGGCAGCGTCTCGAATGCGCCGCACGCAGCACCTCGAGCGGGCGCGGGTTCACCGGCGACCTGATCGTGCTGGACGAGGCGCAGGAACTCGACGGGGAGCAGTTGGCGGCGATCTTGCCCATGTTGAGCACCAGGCGCAATCCGCAGATTTGGTACGCGCTGAGCGCGGGCAGCGAGCACAGCACCCACCTCGGCGCGCTGCGGGCCCGGGCGCTGGCCCGGCAGGACCCGCACGTCGCGTGGATCGAATGGTCGATGGCCGAAGGTGACCGGATCGACGACCGCGACGTCTGGGCCCGGTGCAATCCCGCTCACCCGGCGCGGATCTCCATGGACTACATGGAGCGCGAGTTCCTCGCCCTGGGCCCGGAGCAGTTCGCCCGTGAACGCCTGGGCAAGAGCAACTGGCCGGCCGACCAGACCGGGCGGTTCGGTGTCATCTCCCGCGAGGCGTGGCAGGCGTGCGAGGACGCCGAAGCCGACGCCCGCGCGGCCGGCAAGGTGTCCTTCGGCGTCGCGGTGTCCAGGGACGGCCGGACCGCGGCGATCGTCGCGTGCGGCACCGGGCAAGGCGGGGTGCCCGTGGTCGAGGTGGCCGACTGGCGGCCGGGCGACGGCGCCGCCTGGGTAGGCCCGCGCCTCGCCGAACTGATCACACGCCACGACACCGACTCGGCCGCCTGGGACGACGACAGCCTCGCCGGGCAGCTCGGCCTCGCCGGGTACTGCGGCCGGGCCCGCGTCGTCACACCGAAGGCCGTGGACCTCGCTGGGGCGTGCGGGGCGTTCCTGTTCGCGTTCGAGGACAGGCTCGCCCGCCACACCGGCGACGTGCGCCTGTCCATGGCTGTCGGCGCCGCCCAGGTGCGCCCCAGCCGCGCCGCCTGGTACTGGGATGACCGCGGCTACGCCGCCGAGGTGCTCCAGGCCGCCACCTGGGCGATGCACGCCCGCGGCGTCCGCAGGTACGCGCCCTACTCGCTCCTCGCCTCAATCGGCTGAACTCCCCGGAAGCCAGCGAACCCTGCCGTAACTCCCCGTGACTTCACGCGACTGGAGAAAAGCACGGGGGGGCCCCATCGTGCGCGATGCGTTCCAGCCGCGCGTGGACAGGCATTCCCTACCAAAAAACTCGACGCATATACGCAGGTCAGCGCGTTGTCGTGGTGCGCGGGGCTCGGTAGCGATGGTCAAGGCGGCAGCGCCAGCAGAGACCCGGCGATGGTCACGGACGGTGACAGGTCACCATTCCCGCGGCGGCCTGCCCGTCCCGCGCGGCGTTGCCGTCGCGCGCGCGTTCGTGATGCTCGCACCGAGCCGGCCACCATCCGCGACGTTGCACTGGGCATGCGTGAGCTGGTCACCGGGCAACCCGCGCAACGCGGCCGCCGGGTCGCTGTGGTGGAGGTGGAGCTTCATGGCGATGGTCATCGGCTGCTGGCAGATCCCGCACGGCGCCGACCCCATCGAGGCAAGCGCGGCGAGCAGCACGGCACGGACCCGGCGGTGCGCGCCGCCGTACGGATCTTGCGGCGCGCGCACCCGGCTGGCCGGGATCTTCCGGCGCCCGCGCCGTCGGCGCACCGTCATGCCCCGTCCTGGTCGCGTCGTGGCTCGATGCGAACCATGCCGGGACCGGCGATCCGACTAGATGCATCTGGCCGGATCTTGCCGCGCCGCTGCCGCCTGGCCTTCGCCCGCTTGGCTAGTTCGGCCTTCACGTCGGCTCGCCACTGCGCGCCCGCGCTCATATCGGCACCGCCGCCTCATACGGCTGGGGTTCGGTCAGGATGCGGGCGAGCACCTTGTGCCGCGCCGCCTCGATGTGCGGCAGCTGGGAGATGTCGCGGACACCGATGTGAACCTGGGCGCCGAGGCAGCCATACCCGGGGATGGTGTTGGCGAGGAACCCGTGCATCGACACGCTGGCGTACTCGCGGTCGTCCCAGACGTCCATGGCGTGCTTGACGTCTTTCTCGGACGCCTCGACCCAGACGCAGTAGAGCATCTCGGGGTGCTTGCCGATCAGTGGGATGTGCAGCAGGGCGCGGATGTAGGCGCGGCCAGGGTCGGGCGACGGCATGGTGTCTTCGCTGTAGGGGTCGTGGTCGTCGCCGTGGCGCTCGTAGTAGTCCAGCAGCGCGTCCGGGTAGCCCATCCGCACGCTGAGCCCGTCGGTGGGCTTGCCGCAGCAGGTACAGGTGTAGGTGCTCATTTCGTGGCGTTCCTCTCGATGAACTCGCGGACAGCGGGGACGCAGGTGACGTGGCACCAGCCGTCGGGGCCGGTCAGCCGGGCGATGGACTGGCCGATGGTGATGGGCAGGCGGCAGGCCGGGCACCAGCCGGGCCAGCGTGCCTTGCGGACGCGCGTGGCCAGCGCCAGGCGGTCAGTCGTCATCCTCGCCGCCCCATGGCACGAACCCGTCGCCCGCCCACCGCAGGCCACTGTTGCGGCAGCAGGGCATGCGCTCGTTAACGTCCGGCCACCAATGGCACGGGCAGTCACAGACCGCCAGGCCGCGCTCGGCGTAACGGTTGGTGGCCCGGACGAACCTGTCAGGTGAACGATCCAGTTGCCGCCGCCGGGCCCGCGCGTAGGCGTCGTGCGGTTTCGGCGCGGTCATGGTCGGCCCCTAGGTGACCGTTCGTTTGGTGACCGACTGGCACTTGGCACACAGAGGCATCGCGCGTCAGAAGTTGGATGGTTCGGGCCGTCGTGATCGCGTAGCGATTGCGACGGAGTTGCTGCCTCCGGCGGCCCGAGCAACCGGGCGCGATTACGCCTATGCGCAAGCGAGGCGATTGACGGGACTATGACGGGGGTCAGTGACGGGGGCGGGCTCATCATGCTGGTCCCTGTTGGCGCGGATTTGAGCCCTGTTCAGGGGTCACCATGGTGAGCCCTGTTAGCGGCAGGATCTCGTAGACGCCGCGGCGGCCGGGCGCCTGCCGCGTAACCTGTTTGATGATCTTGTCGTGCTGCAGGCCGGCCATCGCGCGCTTGACCGTGCTCATGCTGCAGTTGCCCTGGCGCGCGAGCTTGGCGAACCCGGGCATGCCCTGGCGGGTGGCATCGCGGGCATCGCAGGCGAGCGCGATGAGGACGCGGAACTCGCGATATTTGAGGTCGGGGCAGGCGTCGAGGATCTCCTCGACCAGGCGCCAGCCCATCACGGTGTCCCGCCGCGGGTGCGGTGGACGTAGCACAGGCCGCCCGGGTCCAGTGTCCGGCCGGGTTGCTGGCGCGGGCCGCTGCGGCAGCCGGGCCGAGTGCACGGGGCGGACCGCTGCACGAAGTGCTCAATGCAGTAGGACCGCCACCAGGGCGGGACCGGCGTGGTGCAGCCAAGCTCGCGGCAGCGGCCGGGAGGTCGCAGGCTCACCGCGCCGCCCCCGCACTAGGGAGCAGGCAGGGCGTTATCATGCAAGCGTCGGCGCTGGTTGGTGAGCCACGCTTGCCGGAACCCGGGCCCCTAGCCCGGGTTTCGTCATTCACCGCCACCGCCATGCAGCAGGACGGCCAGCTTGGACAGCTGCTCATCGGTGAGCGGCGGCATGCCGTCAACGATCTTCTTGATGCGGTCTGCGGCGAACTTGTACCTTGCGCTGCGCCGCGCATCCTCGGTGGCTGTGCGGTAGTCGTCAGGCGTCCACTGGTCGCGGGGCTTGGCCTCGGGCATCTCGGGCGCTCCAGGCGTCGTTAAACGCCCGTCCGTTCACAGAGACGGTTTCGCCCGCACGCACAGCCCGTACGGCAGCGCCTAGAGTCTAGCGGCTACAGGTACACGCGGATGGCCGACTCGCCCGGCGGCATGAAGTCGAGCGCGGCGGCGATCCGCTCCTCCCTGATGCGCTTGTCGTGGCCGCACTCGGATACCAGGCGCCATGTCATGCCGCCATCCGGCCGCACCCGCGCCGCGGGGACGACTTTCTTGCCGTCGACGGTGAACGGCCGGACGTGAACCGGGCCGCCGCCTGCCGGCCGGGCGAACCGCGCCAGCCGGGGCGGGTTCTCATCGCCCGCCCGCTTGCACGGCCCGCAGTGGATGTCCAGCACGTGCCACGCGGTCATGACGCATCCGGCGGCAGGATCTCGATGGCTTCCTCGCGCAGCGGCCGGGGCATGCCGATGCGCCACCCGGCCGGCATCTTCAGGTGCGCCTGGGGCAGCAGCCGCACCCGTAGCAGCATCGCGGCGATGGCGCGCTTCCGCTCGATCGGCAGCCCATCCCACACCTTGGCGGCATCGCCGCCGTGGGTGAATTCGTCCAGCTCGGGCGTGCGGAGTGCCGTGCTGATCTGGTGGTCAATCTTCGCTATCTCGTCCAGCTTCGGCGCCGATGCGATCGATAGCTGCCGCGGGGTGATACCGGGCTGGCGCGCGAACTCGTCCAGTTCGGTGTTCAGTGCCGTGCGCCTGGCGTCCAGTGCGGCGACGTCGATGCCTGGCCTGCTGAACGCGACCGCCACGTCCGGCCGGGACAGCCTCTCGATGATGATGGCTTCCACGTAGGCGTCCAGCTTGGCCTGATCGCGCGCCACGCAGGCCTTCCGCACCAGGCCCGGCTGGTCGGTGAAGCAGACGTACATCGGACGACCGCCCGTACCGCTCGGATGGGCAGCGAACCGGCGGCCGCCGCACACTCCGCAGATCAGGACGCCGGTGAGCAGGTGCCTGGGCTTGGGCCCGGGGGTGGTGCGCCGCTCCGGGCTGGTGAGGATGGCGCGCGCCGCGCGCCAGGTGTCCTCATCCACGATGGGCTCCCACCGGCCCTTGCCGGTGATCTTCCCGTTGTGCTCGATCAGCCCGGCATTGACGGCACGGTTGAGGAGCTGCCGCACTGTCACCTGCTGCCAGGGGTTCCCGCCGCCCCGGTTGCCGGCCAGCGGCGTCCGGTAGCCCGCGGTGTTCCACGCCTTGGCGATCGTCCAGCAGCCATCCCCGGCAAGCAGCCGGCGGTACCCTTCGCGCACCGCCGGCGCTTCCCGCTCATCGATGACGAGACTGGACTCGCTGTCCAGTTGGTAGCCGAACGGCCTGCTGCCGCCGGTACGCATCCCGGCAGCACGGTTACGCCTCTTGGCGTTCAGTTGGCGTTCCACCATTCGCTCCCATTCATGCCGCGCGGCGGCGCCGAGCATGCGGGCGACCAGCCGCCCGGTCGAGGTGGCGAGATCGATCTCGCCCTTCTTGATGGTGTAGGTGGGGACTCTGAGGGGCTCGCAGATGTTGATGTAGTGCTCAAGCTCCATCGGCGAGCGGTGCAGCCGGTCGGCGTCGGACACGATCACCGCATGCACGCGGCCGGCCTCGATGTCGGCCAGCAGCCGTTCGTAGTGCGGGCGCTTCTTCTTCCCCGACGCAGTGATGTCGTTGTCGCAGTAGACGTCGGCCGGGACGCTGAACCGCTCGCAACTGCGGCACTTGCAGCCGGGGCCAGCGATCTCCCACCCGTGCTGGGCGATGAAGGCGCGGGACTGGTCGGCCTGGTCGGTGACTCCGATGGCGCGGCCTTGCGGGTCGGCGCTGATCCGCGCGTAGATGGCGACGGGACCGCTGCCGTTCGTGCTGGTCATGGGTGCTCCTCGGGGGGCTGGTGAGCCTGCACCCATAGTCTATGTGTAATTCATAACTAACACGACATCACGATCGACCTCGGCACCCAGTTCGGCGCCTGGGCCGCGCCGTCGCCCGACCTCTACCCGGAACCGCTGCGCGCCGAGATCGACGCGCTGAA